TCATGCGAAGTACAGTGCTTTTTTGGTGGAGCTATCAGGAGTCAAAACGAACATTTTAGCATCCGGTGACAGCCCGCCATCGGGCGGGTCTTCTCCGGTTTCCAAAGGAATTTCGACGCTATTCTGGTCTCCCATGCAGGAGAACACCAGCTTCATGCGGTTATCATCGTAGACATAGACGGCCACGAGGAAGTTTTTGAACAGCTCCATCTGAAAATCCCGGTCGTGGATGTCACCCTGCTGCAGCAGTTCCAGATAGGAGATGATTTGCTCCCGGTCGATTTTCACGACATCCTCTTTGGCCACATTCAGCTGGACGCTCAGCCGGGATTGCTCAGTCTCAAGCTCGACCATCCGGGTGCGGGTGGCCTCTGTGATAATCCCCATCTCGATGGCTTTCAGCATATTCGAGGTGGCTTTTTTATTTTCCTCCAACTGCTGCTCCAACGCCTCAATCTGGAGGTCATTGTCGTGCTTTTCCCAGTATTCGACCGTCCGATCTGCTATCCACGCAATGACATCATCGGTCAAGCAGTACATCTTGATGGCCTGAGCCACAGCCGGTTCAATGACATCCCGGCGGATGTTCTTCTTGTCACAGGCGTGCTCGGTGCGCCGCTTCTGGCAGGTGTAGTAGTAATGCAGCTCGCCGTTTCTACTGGTGCCAGATACGCCCGTCATGTAGCTGCCACAATGCCCGCAGCGCAGCTTCCCGGTCAGCAGATAATCTTCTGCCCCGACACGGTGCCGGGTTCCGACTGGATTCTTTTTCATCCTCATGGCCTCCTGTACCCTGTACCACAAATCATCGCTCACTATGCGTGGAATGCCATCGGCCACCCGGACATCCCCGTATATGTAGATGCCCCGGTACCGCTCGTTCTGGCAAATACTCTGGAAGCTGCCTTTGTTCCAGTTGGCTCCCTTGCTGGTCTTGATGCCCTGGGCATTGAGATCTCGCGCAATGTCCACGAACAGGTCACCAGCAGCCACACGGGTGAATATTTCCCGCACAACGGCCGCATTCGCTTCATCCAGCACCACACGGCCATCCTCACCCCGCTTGTAGCCCAAGGGCTGCCGACCGTTCGCCATGCACTTGCTGGCGTTATCATACAGCCCCCGGGTGATGTCCTCCGCCATGTTCTCGCTGTAGAATTGATTCACATTCATCATGTTCCTCAATGCGAAACGCCCGGCGGCTGTATCGTCAAAATCTTCCTCGGCGTAGAACACCTTCACGCCGCAGTCTTCCAGTTTGGCCTCGTTGACCATTGCCTGAAGCATATTGCGGCCAATGCGGTTTGACTTCCATGCCACAACCGCCTGAAATTTGCCTTTTTCAGCATCCCGCATCATTCGCTGGAAGTTGGGCCGCTTATCGGTCTTGCCGCTGATGGCCCTGTCCTCATAGGTTCCAACGACGTGCAGCCCCAGCTCGGCAGCGTGCTTCATGCACTCTCTGACCTGCTGCTCAATGCTGACCTCTCGCTGGTTGTGGGAGGAATAGCGGGCATAAATGACGGCATTCTGACCCGCAGCAATATTCTTTTTTCGGGCCATCAACCATCACCTCACGATTATCTTCTTCAAAATTCGCAATATTTTTCCGATTTTCGGTATAATTCTACGAATCCCTGAAAAGCGGGTGCGTATTTGATATAATTCAGTTGCTGCCGACAGTAAATTTGAGAAAGGAGCCATGCCGTATGACTACGAGCGAATGGTCGGATATCTTTGCCAAAATCAAAAAACTGTCGGATGCTGATAAGGAGCGATTGCTTATTTTTCTGCACGCCCTGAAAGGTAACGAAGATAGCTCAACGCCTCCTGCTGCCGATCTGCCGGTAAATCAAGAAGCAGCTCAATAATTTCAGCCGTTTGGCCGTCCTCCTGCTGGAGGGCGGCCTTTATCATTTCCTTGGGAGTATGGCCCAGCAGAGAATCCAGCGACTCGCCCAGCTCATCCGCAATGGCGCAGGCCGTCACCAACGAAATAGAGTCGCTGCCGCTCAGTTCTTCTTCGATTTCCTGAACGCTGATACCCGCAGCCTCTAAGTCGGCCGGATCTGCATTATTCAAAATCTGCATCACGCTGTCGCGGAATTTCGAAGCCCACTCATTCCGGCTGGCTTCTTCATCCCATCCCATGATGTAAGACGGGGTCGTATCAAGTGCATCAGCAATAGCCTTGATTTTAGACTGCGTGAGGACACGGAAGCCAAGCTCAATCTTATTGATAGATGATTTCGACTTATAGCCGATTTTCTTTGCTAGTTCTTCTTGGGACATCCCCAATTCTTCACGTCGAATTTTCACTCTTTGTCCGATGGTCATGGTTTTGCATCCCCCTAAATTCTTCTGATGCAATTATAATACGGCGTAGGCATGAGGTCAACATTTTTTCAAATTTTTCAAAAAAATAGTTGACATTCGGTCTACGAGGTGGTAATATACGCCCAGTAGACAACCAGTCTACGCCGAACGGAAAGCGAGGTGAACTTACTGTGACCAATACCACTTTGCTCAAAGCAAAGATTGATGCCTCCGGCTACAAGATGAAGTATATTGCAAATCGCATTGGCCTTTCATATCAGGGATTTTTGAACAAAATTCGGAATAAAACCGATTTTACCGCACCTGAAATTAAAAGTCTGTGCGAGTTGCTCCACATCGGAACGGAGGAAATGGAGCAGATTTTTTTTGCTCTGTAAGTAGACTGTTTGCCTACTTCAAAACAGGAGGACCACATGGACACCACAATTCACATCAACGTGGCCGATATTCCCCCGGAAGTCGGTGAGAGCTTTGGCCGCGTGACGCTGGCGGGATTCAAAAAATTCATCGCCCAGCCCGGGAACCGCGAGAAGCTGGAAGCCCAAACGGCTGCCCGCAAGGCTCGCAAAGAAAGGGAGTGTAAGGAATGACCCGGATTCTGATGATCGTGTACGGCATCACCGCCGAACAGGCAGCAGCTCGTGCCCCGGCGGCGCAGTTTGCTGTGACCTCTGTTATCGCAGCCCTGTTTGTCTGGCTGGACAGCATGGGGATGTTCGATGATGTAGGCCGCTGGATGGGGCGCAAGCTCCGGGAGGTGCTGGATGCTGTATCCGACTGACGAAGAAGCTGGCTACCCTGAGCCTCCTGTGTGCCCCCTCTGCCACCAGAGGTGCGATACCATCTACCGCACCGATGATGGCACAATCGTTGGCTGCGACCGCTGCTTAGAGGCCGCAGATGCATGGGAAGTCAACGAGTGCTTCCCGGAAAAGGAGTGATTTTTATGAAAGGATTGGTATTTGACACTGAGAATCGGATTCAGCTCAAGGACTTCGGCGAACCGCTGCTGGATAACCTCCAGAAAGAGGTCGGCGGCTACATCGAGGTGGTTCATCCCAAGTATCTGCCGGAAGGCCTCTGCATGGTGGTAGATGATGAGGGATTGCTGAAAGGCTCCCCCGTCAATAACATTGCCAGCATCCTCTATGGCACGCCGGAACACGGTCAGCCCATTGCTGGCAACGCCGTGATTCTCGGCGAGGGCTTTGTGGACGGCGAGCGTGATTTTGTGAGCCTGACCGAGGATGATAAAACCAACCTGATTCTCTTGCTTTTCGCGCTCGGCATCAGCATCAAGGACGAAAGCGAGGCCGAATGATGGATCTGGAAAAATTCTACTTCACCTATGGTTCCGATGATGTCCAGCCGTACTGCGGTGGGTGGACGGAGGTTTGGGCACCCAACTACAAGATGGCGTGTCAGGCATTCCGGGCAGTGCATCCCGACCGCATTCCCAATATCCTGAACTGCTCCAGCGTGTACAGCGCAAGGGAGTTCGAGAAAACCAAGATGTTCGGCCCGGGCGGCAACTTCGGCCTCCGCTGCCGGGAGACCATCACTCTGAACATCGCTGTCAACAAGGCCGAGGAGGGGGTGATTTTTTGAAAGTAAGAGGCAAAAAGCTGACCCGCAAGCAGAAAGAGGCCCTTTCCGCACAGGGCTGGGACTTCCGCCTGTACCTCTGTGTCCGGGATGGCCCGGACTTCATGGAGCTGGTCAACCGTACCACCGGCAAGTACGTCATGTTCCGCAAGTAAGCCTATCAACTGAAAAGGAGTAAACATTATGATTCGCAATCCCAACGACATTCAGGACGGCGCAAAGAAGATTCGGATGCTCATTGCTGGCTACCCCGGCATCGGCAAGTCCACGCTGGCCCTGTCCGCACCCCGCCCGCTGCACATCGACTGCGACTTTGGCATTGACCGTATCGAACCTCGCTACCGTATGCCGTACATCCAGCCCCGCAGCTATGACGAGATTCTGAATGACCTGAAGCCGGAGAACCTCAAGGACTTCGAGACGCTGGTGTTCGATACCGCCGGAAAGCTTATCACCCTGATGGGCCTGTGGGCTATCAAGCAGAACCCCAAGTATGGTCAGCGAGACGGCAGTCTGTCCCTCAAGGGCTATGGCTTTGTTGGCCGCGAGTTCGTCCGGCTGATGGACTACTGCTTCTACGAGCTGAAGAAGAACATCGTGGTGGTCTTCCACGCCACCGAGGAAAAGGACGGCGATAACACCCGTCTCCGCATCAAGGTCGAGGGTCAGACCAAGAACAATGTGTGGGAGCCTATGGATCTGGGCGGTTTCGTGGAGATGTACGGCAACGACCGCACCATCGGCTTCTCCAACTGTGAGCGGTATTTCGCCAAGGGCACCCGCGGCATCCACGGCGTTTATAAGATTCCCGCCCTTGGCCCCGGCAGCCAGAATGACTTCCTGACCAAGCTGTTCGAGGAATATAACAGCAAGGCCGCTGAGGAAGTAGCTGCAAACGCCAAGGAAAACGAGGCGTACGAACAGGTTATGCAGGAGGGCAGCAAAATCATTGCTGGCATCAAGGATGCAGACACCGTCAACGCCGCTATGCAACCGTTCAAGAACTTGCAGCATCACCTGACTTCCAGCCGGGAACTGAACGCTATGTGGAAAGCCAAAATCGCAGCCCTCGGTTTGGTATTCGATTCCACCGAAGTCAAGTATGTTCCTAAGTCCACAGAGGAGGCACAGTAAATGGCTGCATACCTCATTACTCACTCGCTGCTGTCCTCGTGGCTGCACCTTATCCGGGAGAATCCCTACGAGGATTTGACCACCGAGGGTGACCCTCTGGCGGAATTCATGCTGGTGCTGAAACGTGAGCCTACACCTCGCACCGAGGCCATGCAGAACGGCATCGACTTTGAGAACCTCGTGACTGCCATTGTCAACGGCCACGATGACCCCAACAATCCGTGGAGCTGGGCTGCCGGGCAGATTGCTGCCATCATCAATGGTGGACAGCTGCAGTTCAAAGCCCGCCGGAAGATTCAGGTGCGGGGCATGGATGTGGTTCTGTATGGCCGCCTCGATGCCCTGAAAGCTGGCACCATCTATGACATCAAATTCAGCAAGGGCTACGAGCGCGGAAAGTTCTATTCCAGCACCCAGCACCCAACCTATATGCTGCTCATCCCGGAAGCGCAGACGTTTTCCTACCTCGTCAGCAACGGCATGGACGTTTGGACGGAGTGCTACCGCAGGGATGAAACGCCGGATATTTGCCCCATTATTTCGGACTTCTTCGACTGGTTGGATGCTTTCGGTCTGATGAACGTGTTCAAGGAGCACTGGAAAGCCTTATGACCGGGCGGCTGGTCGATATGAGTTTCAGTTTGAACCGTAAGCAGCGTATCACGCTGGAAGTTGATTCTGATTTCCGAAGTCTGTGGGACAAGCTGAATCAGGAGCCGCTGCTGGACATTGAAATCAAGAAGCACCGCAACAAGCGCAGCCACAGTGCAAACGCCTACTTTCATGTTCTGGTCAACAAGATCGCCGCCGAAACTGGCGAATCGGACGACCTTGTGAAAGAGCGGCTGGTTGTGGCCTACGGCACGGTTGCGAGAGATAAGGATGGCTGCACCGTGGGCTTCAAACTTCCGGTCAGCGTGGATGTTCACGACCTCTACAAATACACCCGCTGCTTTGATGTGCGGGAAGAGGACGGAAAATGGTTCAACTGCTACTTGGTTTACAAGGACACCAGCAAGATGGACACGAAAGAATTTTCACACCTGATTGACGGTGCGATTGATGAAGCCAAGGCTCTGGGTATCGAGACGGATACCCCGGAGCAGTTGGCCCGGTACAAGGAGGAATGGTCACGATGAAAGGCCGAATCGTCATCTGCGACTACTGCGGAACGCCCGCAGACTTCGTAGACAGTTCGGTGGTTTACCACGGCCACAGCTTCGGCATGATTTACCTCTGCCCTCGCTGCGGTGCCTATGTCGGCGTACACAAGGGGTCTGACAAACCCCTTGGCCGCTTGGCAAATTCGGAGTTGCGCAACTGGAAAAAGGCAGCTCATGCAGCATTTGACCCGCTCTGGAAATACGGTCCCTACCGTGGCCGCCGGAATGAGGCCTACCGCTGGCTGTCCGAGAAGATGGGCACCCCGATTGAATTTACGCATATTGGAATGTTCGATGTGGACCAGTGCCGCAAGGTGGTCCGCATCATGCGAGAAGAAAGGAACCGGTTATGGAAGATTTGAACGTCCAGACCATCACTATCCCGGTTGAGGAGTACAAGGACTTGCTTCGGGCACAGACCGAGCTCGCCATCATCTACCAGAAGAACGCCAACGGTGATGCTTACGGCACTGGCACTTTCGTGCAGGAGCTGCGGAACGCATTTTGCAACGTCAGGCAGGAGGCCGCCGATGCTGAATAATTGCACATTTCAGGGCCGCTTCGCTGCTGATCCTGAAATGCGGACCACACAGAGCGGCCTGACAGTTGCCAGCTTTCGCATGGCCGTTGACCGGGATAATGTCGGTCAGGATGGCCGGCGGGCTACCGATTGGCTGAATTTCGTGGCATGGCGTAAAACGGCAGAGTTCGTTTGCCAGTATTTCCGCAAGGGAAGCACGGCTCTTGTGGAGTGCCAGTGCCAGACCCGCTCCTACGAGGACAAGAACGGTCAGAAGCGCACCGCCACCGAGTTTGTGGTCCAGAAGATTCACTTTTGCGGCCCCAAAACGGAGCAGCGAGTGGATGATGGCGGTGAGGCACCGCCGCCGGGCTACCAGCAGCCGCCCTATCAGAACCAGCAGTCGCAGCAGATGGGCTTCAATACCCAGAGCCAGCGGCAACAGTGGCAGCAGAGTGCCCCCGGCGGGCAGCAGCCCGGCTACTCGCAGGGCAATCCCGATGATTTCTCCGAGATCGACGACACGGACGACTTGCCGTTCTGACCGCAACAAGGAGGTGGTTGGATGGTAAAGCCAGACAATTACATCATGATTCCTGGATGGATGCGCACGGAACTGGATTTGAAAGGAAATGAGTTGAACCTATATGCAATAATCTACGGATTTACGCAGGACGGTGAAACAGAGTTTTCTGGAAGCATCCGCTATATGCAGGAATGGCTGGGCGCAGAAAGCAAACAAACCGTGTTCAATACGCTGGAAAAGCTCATCAAAAGAGGATTGATTCAGAAGCGGACGGAAGTTTTGAACGGAGTGCGACACAACTATTATTTAGCTTCGCCGAGGGGTAGTCCAAAAATTAGACCGCCTAGTCCAAATTTTAGACCGGGGGTAGTCCAAAATTTAGACCACCCTAGTCCAAATTTTAGACCTAATAATATAGAAAATAATATAACAGATATTCTAGTTATAAAAGACGGCGGCACCCGCGCAAACGACCCTAGGCTAGATGCGGACCTCGGAAAGATAGTTGATGCCTACGAGGCAAATATTGGAACGTGGCCGCACATCTTGACTCCTGATTTGCAACGCTGGAGAGAACAGTTCAGCACAGAAATGTTGCTTTTGGCTATTTCTGAGGGCGCAAAGAACGGTGCCCACAAGTGGAGCTACATTGAATCTATATTAAGGCGATGGAAAAAGAACAACATCAAAACTCCCGGTGACTTTGAAGCGTGGGAAGCTCAGCGGAAGCCCTCGGCTGGGCAACAACCGAAACGCTCTACGGCCGAGGATTACGATGAAATTTTCAGAGAACTCTTAGGAGGCTCAACGTGACAGACAAAAAACTGAAAGAACTGCTGGCGGTGATTGACAATCGCTATGGCCGTGTCCGCAGTAAAGAAGAGTGCATAATCGAAATAAAAACCTGCGTTCAGGCATTTGGCATGGTTCCTGACGAAATTGTAGAAAAGGCGTTATATGCTGCATTTGCAAAGTGCCGGTTTCCGAAACAGATCATTGTTGACTGGTGCGAGGAGATAAAAAAGTTGCAGGCTACTGTGGAGCCCTCTGCAAACGACCTCTGGGCGCAGGCTGCGGCAGCTGCCCGGAAAATCGAGGCAAATCTGTACTACCAGACCCACGGTGGATTCATTGCCCCCGATGGGCGCAAGCTGAAAGGCGAAGATTTCAAAAAGGAAAACGTGAAAATCTTCGCCGCCCTCCCGATGGTGGTACAGCGGTGGGCTGGCTCCCCGGCAGATCTGTCGGAGATTTTCAGCAGCCGCAGCAGCGCGGATCTGCGCCAGTTCGTCCGGCCGGGCTTCGACCGGGCTGTGCAGGATGCCCCGGTTGAGAGTTTGCAGCCCCCGGCTCTGCCCGGCGACGCAGCCCCGGCACAGATTGGAGGTGGCACGACATGAGGTCGAAAAGACCATTCCGCAGCCTGATCGTGTGCGTTTCGTGTGCGATGGTTGGCTGCATCCTCGCAAGCACGGCCTACTCCCGGCGGGTGGACGAGTTGGAAATCGAGCGGGATATTTACGCCAGCCGTTTTCAGAACTGGCAGACGCGGGCGATTGACGCGGAGGAAAATGTCGGCCGGCTTCAGACCGAGGTAGATAACCTGACCGCAGAGCTGAGCGCCCAGACCGATTTGACCCTTACATACGCCGGGTCGTTCAGCTGCACGGCCTATTGTGCCGAAGAATACGTCCACATCTGCGGCGAGGGACACGGAATTACATCCAGCGGCGCAAAGGTGCAGCCGGGCGTGACCGTGGCAGCTGACACCAGCATCCTGCCCTACGGCACGGTAGTCTATATCGAGGGTGTAGGTCTCCGGGTCGTTCAGGACACCGGGAGCGCTGTGGTAGGTAACAAGCTGGACGTGGCGGTGAACACCCATGCAGAGGCTCTAAGCTGGTCTGGCTGGGGTTCCCGCCGGGTCTGGATTGTTTCAGGAGGTGCAGAGCCGTGAAAAAGTCGTTTCAGACCGAGATGGATGACACTCAACAGGCTGTCAGCCAAATCGTGTGCCTGTGTACCACCATTGCGCTGCATCAGGAGTTCGGCGTTGGCAAGACCCGCCTTGACCGCATTACAGACAGGATTCACGACCTGGAAGATCAGAACACCGAAGTCATTATGACCCCAGATGCCAATGGCCGCCCCTCTAAAGCCAAGGCCGAGGCCATTCGGGAAAGCTGGTTGGCGGGGTATGTCACTTCCGACTACCGCATCCCGATGCTACGGGCACCTCGTGGCCGCAAAGAGCAGCAATATCAGATTGCTGGAAACAAAGCTGCAAGAATCGCATGGCAGATTTACGCAAAGGCAGTTATTGACATACTGCACTATGGTCCAGAACGGCTGGAACGGCTGCGCAAAGAAAGCCACGCCAACTATGAGCAGTTGAACCAGTGGGCGCACGAGGACGGTTTGGACGTAGCAATGGAAAAGCTGCGTCGCTGCGCTGCCGATGCCATGCAAGCTCCGGATCTGGAAGTTACAGATATTGATGGCAGCAAGGATGCCGCAGAAGTGGACAAGGAGTTCCGCAAGCAGCAGCTGAACTTTATCAAGCGTGTCCGGGCACAGACCCTTGGGCGCATCGGTGCAACTGCGCAGCCTGTCAATGTGCTGGCTGACCAGAGTATGCAGGATAAGATTCAACTGGTGATGCAGCAGGTTTCCCAGCAGTCTTTTGAACGTAGGAGGACGCATTGACATGGCAAAAAATGAGTACGGAGAGAAGCTGGACAGCAATGGCTATGCGCCCAGCATCCTCAGCAAGAGCCCCGCCTGTCTGATTTGCGGGCGGTATCGCACCGCCCGGCATGAAGTCTTTTTCGGACCGTACCGGGATAAGAGCAAGCGGCTTGGCCTGTGGGCAAACCTCTGTCCTTGGTGCCACCAGAACGGCGTGACTGCCGTACATACAAATAGAGAGGCCGATCTCCGCTTAAAAAAGTGGGCGCAGAAAAAGGCCATGGAGTATTACGGCTGGCCGGAGGCGCGGTTCATCCAAGAGTTTGGGAGGTCGTACCTGTGAGCACCTGTCCGATTATCGCTATCGACCCTGGCAACACCCAGTCTGGCTACTGCGTGATTGATCGCAGCACCCTGCGCCCTCTGGAATTCGGAAAAATCGACAATGCAGAGCTGCTGCAAAAGCTTTCCTCTGCCGGGGTGCAGGGCTGGCGGTGGGCGGTCATCGAGATGGTGGCCTCCTACGGAATGTCCGTAGGCCGGGATGTTTTCGACACTACGGTCTGGATCGGCCGCTTTTACCAAGTTCTTTCCGACCAATGCCCGGTGCGAATGCTGTGCCGCATCGAGGAGAAAAAGCACATTTGCCACGACAGCAGAGCCAACGATACCGCCATCCGGCGGGCGTTGATTGACCGATTTGCAGCCCATGACCTGAAAAACGGCAAGGGCACAAAGAAAAAGCCGGATTTCTTCTATGGCTTTAAGGCCGATGTGTGGGCAGCCTACGCACTTGGCCTGACCGCCATCGAGAACCGGGAGAACGACTACAAATTTTCGACTACTTAAAAGCTACTTGAAAGGAGCTTCATCATGGATAATTCTCTGTCTGAATCCGCACGTTTCGCAGTCTACCGTGAAAAACTCAAGGGCATCTGCGAGGCCAACAACCTGAGTTATGTGTTCATCAAGAACGCATACCCCATCAAGCTGGTTATCCGTCCGTTGGGCGGCGTTGGTGAACAGATGTCGATGCTGGAGGAGGCATCCGAGGACAACTACATCTCGCCGGGTGCATCCATCCTGTTCACCGTCAAGGATGGGAACCTGACCTACCGCATGAGCAAGACGTTCACCATCTCCGACACCCTGTTCAACAAAATCAAGAACATCTTCAAGAATATGCACTACCTCTGGCTCCAGTTCTTCTTCCGGGATTTGGTCGAGGGTGGAAAGCTGGCAGCTCTCGGCTACAAAATGCCGGATATTCCGGAATCCGGTGGGCAGCAGGATGCGCCCCGGGAAAATGAGCCTGATTCTTCGAATCTCCCCGGGGAGGCCGAACCGCTGGAAGAAGTTGATGCCGAGGAACTGGACGATGCGGAGGAACCCGCAGCCGATGAACTGACCAAGGCTACCGAGATTGCCCGGCAGAACGGCGGCGTTACGCAGGCCATGTTGGAGCAGCAGATGGGCGTGACCGCAGAAAAGGCCATCGCGCTGCTGGATGATATGGAATCCGCTGGTGTGATTGAGTTCTCCAACGGCCACTACACCATCGTCGCTGCTGACAGCGAGGAGGAGTAACCTATGGCAAAGGCAGCAGTGACCCGCAGCATCCGGGATGACCACCAGAAGAACTTCCTCAAAATCTTCAATAGCCTGACTGGAAAGCACAGCCGCTGGGAGATTTGGGAGGACTTCGTCACCCTGACGGCCATCGAA